TGTATTACCATTAATTGTCAATGCAGTTGCAAGAGACAATGTTCCAGCTTGTGCATTACCTACAAGAGTAGGTGTTTTAATTGCCCAAGAATTACTACCAATAGCATTCCAACTATTATCATATGCTTTACGATAAATTGGGTTCTTAACATCAGTTGCATTTATTGCATAACTTCCAATTACACCTACGTTGCTGTATGGCACACCACCAGTGAGTTGTGTGCTACTTGTAATTACAGTTGGGGTTTTCTTAACAAATTCTTCATTTGTATAATCCCATTCAAATATACCATAGCTTGTTGTAGCTGTATCCATCCACTGTGTGCCACCAGCAGGATTTGACGTTGGACGAGAACTGCTTCCTTGAAGTTCACTTAAATCAATATTTGCACGAAGAATATATGCTAAATTTGTTACACCAAGTGTGCTATGTGCAGCCATAAGACCATATTCTGCTAACTCACTTCCAAAAATACGATTTCCGCTTGCATCAGTAGGGAAAATCGGCACTCCATAATTTGTTAAAAGATCTTTTTGACTAGAAAGAAGTTGTAGCGTATTGACCGTAGATACAGTTGTGTATGGTGCTATACCACTACCAGTAGAACTTGTTTTGTCTGTTGCAGTAGCAAGAAGAATTAGTGGGACTGTTCCAGGACCAGTTGGAGCATAATTGCTTTGGTCAATTACTGTTACTGAAACGCCAGGTGATGTTAATGTTGCCATTGGTTTATCCTTATAGGTGTTGCTAATATTTAGCGAATAGACCTAAAAGGATGCCTGATTAGGCAGTTATGTATGGATATTATTCAATAATGTGCTGACTTTATTCTTTAAGTCATCAATAGTGCTGTTATTATCAATAATCGTATCAACATTTTCCGTAACCCACGACCATTCACTTGGATGAATATCGTTTGGTTCTTCACCTTTTGTAATAAGATTTATTAACCAATCGGGGTCTTCGCCACGACGAACTGCCCAAACTTTACCACCAAGTTTACGAATCATCTTAATTTCATTAGGAAAACGTGTATCTGGTATTACAATATTGCTATATTTAAAATTGCTATTCATTGCAGTAGAAAGTTTGCGTTCTATGCTTGCAACCCATATCTCTTCGTGAAAACCTACTCGACAAACTTCTGTGCCCCAATATTGTAGCACCCATCGTGGTGTTAAATTAGGCATTGCAAGTCGTGCACTCCACCATTCATCAACTTGCTCACGCCACTCACGGCTTTCTTTTGTATCGCCTTCGAGTAAACGGCGTTCCCAAAAAAATATTGACGCAATCATATCTTTAAGACTGTCAGCAAAACTTAATTTTTCAAAACCAAATTCGCCAACTAAAATATCTGCGACTGTTCCTTTACCACCGCCAATTAATCCACAAACACCAATTACTTGCATAACTTAATTTATATTATAAAATAATGTGTTTGTCAAATTATCCAATTACAAACCACATAGGTGTTTCACCTGTCATGCTGTTGGTAATTTCCAATTCAAGGGCATCAATTTTAGCTTGACCACGTGTTAATAAATCACTACCATTTAAACTACTACCACCCTGTGGACCTGGTAATGTTGAAAACTTACTACGTGCTTCGCCAAGCATTAACATACATTTACCCAAGGTGTATTCACGAAGCCAAGGTTTGCTGTAAATGTCTGTAAGCAGTGTAATATCTGGTTTATAATTTTCCGTCCATAACAATATAGTTTCTTTATCTGCACGTGGTCGGCGCATAATTGTAAGTTCTTTAGTTACAGTATTGAACTTATAATTTAGGAAACCACCGAATAGTTTAGCTGCTTCTTTAAGAAATGCACTATAAAGGTAATAAGTTGATAAACCACCAACACGACCACTTTGTATCATATAAAAGTTAACAAAACCAGCTTCAAATGGTTCATATTGGCTACTTGTTCCACTATTAGCACCAATATTACGCTTATAAACATTACGAACACTTATTACTTCATTAGGTAGAGTATAGGTGTTTGTATCTTGTAGCAACTCAAGAAAAGAATAACTTTCTTCTACACTATTGGCACTACGTTGACGATAACGAATAAGTGACTGACTTAAAGCTGTTTCATAATGAATAGGGTCAAGTTCAACGTCAACTATGCCGTCACCAAGTGTATAACGCACATAATCAAATACTTCTGTCTTAATTTCTTGTAGTGTTGCCATAAGAATATTTAGCGGTGTTCTATTTCATCACCCCAACGCATATAGAAATAAACTTCATCTTCGGGTGTTAGTTCGGCATGCACTTCTACTGCACTACCCCATTGATATAAATCATCCGTAGTTCGCCATTCTGGAACACGCAATGCATGTTCCATTACCCACATACCACTTTCACTACGTTGCCAATCCATAAGTGGACCAGCGGCATATATTTGTGCGTCTTCTACATCACCAAGTCTAAAACGATGAACCAGCATCAAGTATTTAAAACTTCTTCATGCTGTAATGCACGAAGACATTGTTCAAGTGTGTGCCGTTTAACAAAATTGTTATTAAAATCAAACTCACATAATTTAGTATTAAGTTTATGTGCTAACCAGTGATAATGTGGACCTGCACCTAAATCTAAACGAAAACGCCAATCTACATCACCAAAAGCACGATGAATATAAGCCATCTTAAACTCTTCATACGCAGCTAAAATAGTGCTTTCTTTAATAAAAGATAATTCTTTCCAATTTGCAATCATCATCATAGCGTGAGCACGTGTCATACCTAATCCCATCCAAAATATAATATGTGTATTAGATGGTAGGTGGTGATAAGCATAAGGCTGATCACTTACAAAACTCAACATTGCTTCACTACGAAGATTGTTATGCATAGTCATCTTGTCCTACAGCACGAACCCAACTAATTTTATCACTGTTAAACAACTCATCATGTGCACTTTCAATAGCATTAAAACCATAAGCATGATATTTTATAAAACGACGACCAGTTGATGGACCAATTTGTTTAGTAAAACGAAATTGTTTTGCAGTAATGTCTTCAAGCGTATGCTCACCAAACCAATATTCATTACCATCAGTTGCAATTTGTGCTACGCTAATGTCAAAATCTTCAATGCATACTCGTGGTGATGGGTAAAATCTGCGACGAATAAGTTGTATTTTACCAAGTTCGTTAAGTGTTAAGTTTTCACGAATATGATATGATATTGCATTTTCACTTTCGTGAACATCAAACTGATAAGCAGTTGGTGGATTTAACCAAGTCTGGTCAAATGGTGTTGGTTCTGGATAACCACGCAAAATACCTTCCAAATCTTTACGAAAGTTATTAAACTGCTGTTCATTTGCAAAAAACAAGTCAATGTCATCATGTGTAGGACGATTGCGATACCATTGTAATGCGGCACCACCAGCAACCCATGGTCCAGTTTTAGAAAGTTTAATACCTAATTTAGTAATCCAACTATCATCTTTATGAATCAAATGCATAGTCCATAGCCTTTCCGAAAGTTGCAACAAAAAGAACTTCTTGTTGTTTTGTTACATGTGCCGCTGCTCCAACAACCAAAGCATCTAACATATAATCTTTTTCGTGATACCAATCAATATCTATTTGGTTATTAATACACCACTTATATTCAGGTTTTTTTCTTGTTTCTTTAATAACATTTTGTTTTACGATTTCATAAGTGCTTTCAATTTGTCTGTAATGTGAGTTTAAGACAATTTGTTTAAGCAATCTTATTCTTCGCATACGGATCACCAAACTTTACATAAAATAGCGGCACATCTTCATACCGCATAACACTATACCCAAAAACATACATACCAGCACTTATGTCGTTATCCCAACTTCTAAACTCTACACTATAACCATTATCTCTCAACCACTGATATGCTTCGCCATATTTCCAATAATTTATTTGGCGTTGTGCATTTTCTACGGCAGTATATGCCAAACTACCGTTATATGGTCCGTTGTAATAAACAGTCACACGTTGTGTCATGCTACCGTTGTATTCTTCTTGCGTTGTGTGTCTAAACCGCCATCTTTACCGCTACGAACGGCATCAAGCAATCTGCCGCTTTGCAGTTTATCATAGTATTTTTCTTCGGCTTGTTCAATTTTCTTTTCAAAACCAAGCATACCAACATACTTTTTATATGACTGTATACCCATCAAAAACCCAATGCATTCCTCTACTGTTCCACGAAACAGCAAGACATGGCGTGAATATAGTGCCCACGATTGCTCATCATTGCTATCTGGTGTATAAAGACCAATAGTTTCATTATTACTCATCATTGACTGCATATATCCATTACCAATAACCAGTTTCATTTGTGCTGCCAACTCTTGCAACTGCATAACCCGTTGATAATCGTTATAATTTGTCATAGTTTTCTCACACATTCTTCAAAAGCAGTAAGGTCAGTCCATAGTTCATCATGTTTTGCGGCGTGTGTTACAAGTTCAATAGAACCTTCATCAATAGCACCTTCCAACATCAAGTTATCATGTAATCCAAAGTTTTCAATAAGCATACCATGTAAATCACGATAAGCACCATTTTCATCGGTTCCACTTGGTGCATACAACGTCCGTTTAACACGGTCAATGTATTTTTCAACTACATTAGAATATGCTAATACAGGTTTTTCACAACCAGCCATATAACCCATTTCAAATGCGGTTCCAACATCCATACTGATACCACGAAATGGTGTCATATTTGCAATAACAGCATCGCAACGGTTCATAGTATTGATATTTTGCTTGTAAATTT